ATTATAACGATATCCGTCATCGTTTTTATCTCCGATTGATGTGTAGGGGTATAATGCCGATATAACGGGGTCTGTTGAATCTGTATCTTTTTGTGGTACAAAAACGGAAACCTTAACATTTGGAATACCCAAACCATTATTTGCAGTAACTCTACCACAAACCACACCATAGTCTGAGCATAGTGATGTATACGCCTCTTGTTGGGTGAATTTTAGTGATAAAACCTCCAATAAGTCGTAGTCTTGTTTTAACTCAACCGTAACCCTTTGGTCTTTCCCAATGTTTGTTGAAATTCTATGTTTTTGCATTGTTCTTATAATAAATAGAAAGCATGAGATTTTCTACTATTATAAAGAAAAAACATTTTAGTATGTAGTCGTTCCTAAAGATTTAGTTCTTACTTTGATATCTACATTTGGAAATCTGATTTGGAAAATTTGATTGGACTTCATGAATATTGTTAAATCAGTTTGTGATATTAATCCTGTTGTTGCATTTACGGTTTGTGAAACTTCAGAACTTGAGTAATTTCCGCCCTTTTTGTTAAAAACTCTAACATCAACAACATTTACTACTCCCGAAACTGCACCGATTTCTCTCATTAAATCTCCTACGAATAATGGATCACCCATTTTACGTTTTTCAATTGCAAAAAATTCTATTGTGTTTTGAATCGTTGTTCTTAAAATATCACTCGTTTTTTCGTTCTTATCGACAATTAAATCAATTTCTAATCCTAAATCAATTACCTGACCACTTGTGATGTCAATATAATCATTTATCATTCTATATTCAGAAAGATAACTTAATATATTGTTTTTCAATGTGTTAGAAACAATATCAGTTAAATTACCATTTTCATCATATGATAAAAGTTTAATCTTAACCTTATTGTCTTCTTCCATTACATTGACTTTAGCGGGAGCACCATATGTGGATGGCATTGTTTCAATCAATGATTTATAATCATTTAAAGTTACCGCTCTATCTTGTGCTGAGAAATTATAAGATACCATATTTCTCAACTCTTCTATTGTAGGTTGGTCAGCTCCACCAATTGCGGGAGTTACGTTAGTAACTCGTAATGATTGTTGTACTTGTGAATTAAAGTTCTCATTTGGACCATTAACATCAAATTCAACATCATCTACACTTGTTATAACATTAACCCCTAAATTTGAGTCTTTACCACCGCCAATTCGATATTTGATGAATAGTGTAGTATTTGCCTTTGGAACTGATCCCAATGACATATTATTTAGATATGTTGCTAAATTAACCTTTAAAGAACCATTCATATAGTTATCTAAATTATCCAATGGATTAACCGTTCCTGAACCAAATGTTATTGAAAAATAACCTTCTGGCGTGTATTCCGACACAAATTTGTTATTTACATCAATATATTTCCCTGCTTTAAAATTATCCGAATCTGAAGCTGCAGTTGGGTCTGCAATAAAAACTTTGTCTTGTATTAATGTCTTTACTTCATACCATTTATTTGTAATGTTTGTAAATTCAGAAGATGAGGGATTTGCACCGAACGAGGTTCCATCTTTATGAATAATAGATGTTACACCTAGCACATCTTGTTCGGGTAAGTAAAGTTTAAGGAATGGTTTTTGGTCCAACTCTGAAATTACTCTTCTATAAATTCTTGTAACTCCGTTAACAACGGGTTCTCTTTTTGTTATAGTGTATGAAATTAATGTATTATTATTATCAGAATTAGGTATTTTAAGTCTATTTGGTTCTCCTCTGCTATTGAATGGGTCAGAAAAATCAATATCTTCTAACGTTTCAAAAATTTGTCCTCCACCTGAAACCTGAGTACCCGCTTTAACAATTCCCAAATATCTATCATCCTCTTTATCTCCCCTTACAGGTACGTTAATAGAAAAATCACATAAGGAAACGGATGGTCTATTACCGGGTATTTTAATACCATAAGTTTTTGCAATATGAAATAATGATTGTCTTTGTTGTGCGAAATCTAACATTGTTTCTTGCCAAACCCTATCAATATGAAAGTGTAAGTTATCGGCAACCGCTGCGTTTAAATCTAACAATACAGAAAATATCGATGCGTCATTGGTATTTTTAACCAAATCAGGATAATATTCTTTTGTTAGATTTACTAATTCTTGTCTAAGTCCCGCAAAATCTCTAGTTGCGTACGATATCTTTTTTCCCATTTTAAATGTTTAATATTATGAAGTCCGAAGACGAAAATGCTCCGTTATTAACTGTATATTCAATCTTTACTTTAGCTGTGTATGGTTTATTTGCACTATCTGAAACCCTAAAAAGTCTTTCGTCCTCATCAGAAGAAAATGTTTTTACATTATCAGGATCATCTTCTGCAGATATTACCTCAAGATTTGTTATATCTAAATTAGGTATGTATCTTTTTACCGATTCTCTAATTTCTTCTTCAATTAAATTCCAAGTTACCATATCATTTTGGTCAAATATAAATTGATATAATCTTGTACCAAAATCAGGTAAGAAATAACGACTACCTCTTTTTGATAATAATAGATGTATTAAATTAGCTCTAACTTCCCTATCGGGTGCTGAAGTCATCTTTAAATAACTACCTTCTAAACTGTCTCTAAAAGGAAAATCAATTCCATATTTTACTGCCATATCAATAAATATAAACTATTATAAAATGGTAATAAATAAAAAACCCAGCCGAAGCTGGGTTAAATTTAGTGTCTTGATATTCACCCCCATTATTTTCAAAACATAGAAGCTCAAGGTACTCCTTGACGACAGTAACTTTGGGGGACTCCCATTATTTTTATGAACCGCATCCCTCACATTCAAAAGGTGAGTCTATCGATTTATCTGATGTCATTACCAATTCAGGTGTGTTTTCACTAATGATTTGGTTATTGGTTGGTGTTACTACAGTATTTACTGTTTGTGGTTGTTCTGTTGGTTTTGATGTTGATGTGTCAATTCCTAGACCTTTTAATGCGTCTACAGCGGAACGAGTTCTTAAATAATACATACCCGTTTTTAATCCTAATTTCCATCCAAATAAATGTGCCGCCAATAACTTTGATTTGGTTGCGTTGTCTATGAATAGATTTAATGATTGAGATTGATCAATAAAAATACTTCTGTTTGCTGCCATTTGTAAAATTCTTTTTTGAGACATTTCCCAAACAGTTTTGTAAACTTCCTTAATTTGAGTTGGGATTTCGGGAATGTTTTGAACTGACCCGTTTTCCATGATTAATTTCTTTTTAATATCCTCATTCCACATTCCTAATTTAAGTAAGTCATTAACTAAGTGTTTATTAATCATAATAAATTCACCACTTAATGTTCTTCTTGAATATAAGTTTGTTGTAAATGGTTCGAACGCTTCGTTATTACCTAAAATTTGTGCGGTTGACGCTGTTGGCATTGGTGCAACTAATAGAGAGTTTCTAACACCGTAGTTAACCACTTCTTTTCTTAGACTTTTCCAATCCCAACGACCAGATAATTCTTTATCTTTTTTACCCCACATTTCAAATTGGAAAATTCCTTTTTCAATAGGTGAACCCGCAATAGATTCATATGGGCCAAATGACTTAGACAAATCTTTAGATGATGTCATAGCACCAAAATATATTGTTTCGAAAATATCTGTTTGTAATTTATCAGCATCTTCAGACTCAAATGGTAAACCTAATAAACACATTACATCCGCTAAACCTTGAATACCCAATCCAACAGGACGATGTTTAAAATTTGAACGTTTTGTTTCTTCTGTTGGATAAAAATTTAAATCGATTACGTTGTTCAAGTTTTTTACAACTTGGTAGGTATATTCATATAACATATCGTGATTAAATTCACCGTTAACGATATACTTAGGCAATGCGATTGAAGCCAAATTACAAACAGCTTGTTCTGTTGGGGATGAGTATTCAATAATTTCGGTACATAAATTTGATGATTTAATTGTACCTAAGTTTTTTTGATTTGATTTATAGTTTGCAGGGTCCTTATATAACATATAAGGTGTTCCTGTTTCGATTTGCGCAGTTAAGATTGCGTCCATTAACTTTCTCGCCTTTACAACCTTTCTACCTAATCCTTGTTGTTCATATGATTCATACAACAAGGTAAATGTTTTTTCTTCAGGTGAATCATACGCATCCGATAGACCAGGTGCTTCATCAGGTGAAAACAATGTCCAATCACCATCTTCTTCAACACGTTTCATGAATAAATCGGGTGTCCACATTGCTAAGAACAAATCTCTTGCTCTCATTTCTTCCTTACCATGATTTTTTCTTAAATCAATAAAATCATAAATGTCGGCATGCCATGGTTCAAGATATACCGCAAATGAACCTTTACGTTTACCACCTTGGTTAATCCAACGAGCGACTTCGTTATATGTTTTCATCATTGGTATTAGACCGTCAGACTCTCCACCAGTTCCCTTAATATAAGAACCTTTAGCTCTAACATCATGTACGTGTAATCCAATTCCTCCAGCCCACTTAGAAATATTTGCAACATCTTTAATTGTGTCAAACAAACTATCAATATCATCGCCCTTGTTTCCTATTAAAAAACAAGACGACATTTGAGCTCGTTTTGTGCCGGCATTAAACAGCGTTGGGGTTGCATGTGTGTAATAATGCTGTGATAAATCATCATAAATACGAAGTGCCATTTCAACATCTCCTTTACATATTCCAACAGCAACTCTCATATAAAGATATTGTGGTCTTTCGACAATTCTATTACCAATCTTTAAAAGATATGAACGTTCTAATGTTTTAAAACCAAAATAATCAAAATCTAAATCACGATTCTGATTGATAGCACCATCTAAAATTTCTTTGTTCGATAAAACAAATTGATATATGTTATCATCAATTAATGAAGATTCTTTACCTGTTTTTGGTTCAATGAAGGAATATAATTCTTTAATTGATTGTGAAAACTTTCTAGGTGTTGTTTTATGTAAATTAGAAACTGCTAATCTTCCTGCTAATTTTGCATAATCAGGATGTGTGGTAACCATTGCCGCAGCAGTTTCCGCGGCTAACACATCTAACTCTGTTGTTGAAATTCCATCGTAAATTCCAGAAGTTACTTTTAGAGTAACAAACGTTGGGTCTATATATTCCATATTTAAATCATGACAGAGGACACTAATACGTTTAGTGATTTTGTCATATCTCATTTCTTCTAATTCACCGTTTCTTTTTTTTACTTTCATTTTGTTAAACCTTTTTTAAATTAAAAATCTACATCACCAAACGCAGAATCTAAATCTTCTGATGCGTTATTAACCCCTGCCTTTTGATATTCAGCAACTCTTTTCTCAAAGAAATTTGTTTTACCTTGTAATGCAATGTTTTGCATAAAATCAAATGGGTTCTCTGAATTATAAACTTTAGAACATCCCAAAGCCATCAATAATCTATCAGTAACAAATTCTAAATATTGTTCCATTAAATCCGAATTCATACCTATTAAACGAACAGGTAATGCTTCAAGAATAAATTCCTTTTCAATTTCTAACGCCCCACAAATAATATCTTTAATTTTCTTTTCGCTTAGTTTATTTTCAATATGATTATTGAAAAGGTGACAAGCATAATCACAATGCATACCCTCATCACGTGAAATTAATTCATTTGAAAATGTTAAACCTGGCATCAAACCACGCTTCTTTAACCAAAAAATTGAACAGAAAGAACCTGAAAAGAAAATACCTTCGACCGCCGCAAATGCAACAAGTCTTTCAACAAAAGTACCATTCTCAATATACTTCATCGCCCAATCGGCCTTCTTTTTAATTGCCGGTATCGTTTCTACTGCATGAAATAATTTATTTTGTTCTTCTTTGTCTTTAATATATGAATCAATCAATAGTGAATATGTTTCACTATGAATGTTTTCCATCATAATTTGAAAACCATAGAAGAATTTTGCTTCGGTATATTGAACTGCGTTAACAAAATTTGTTGCTATATTTTCGTTCACAATTCCGTCTGACGCAGCAAAAAATGCTAAAACATGTTTAATAAAGTGTTGCTCATCCGCATTTAACTTGTTTTCCCAATCACTGATATCTTGACCTAAGTCAATTTCTTCAGCGGTCCAAAAACATGCTTCTTGTTGTTTATAGAGTTTCCATAAATCATGGTGCTCGATAGGAAAAAGGACAAACCTTCCTGGGTTGTCTTGTAAAATTTTTTCAGTCATTTTTTAGTTTTGTTTGTTTGCTACTTCTTGTCTCTTTAAAAAGGCTTCTCTTGCTCTAACTTGGTTATTTTGAACTTTTTGTTCTTCATGGCCCAATAGAGTGTTTTGTGATTCTGTATCAATAAGTAAGAATTCATTATTGAATTTACAGTTTTGCCATATGATACCATCTTTACCTATACGAGATTTAAGTAAAGTTAAAGTTGCTAAATTATGTTCTTTTTGTTCTAATGTTTTACCGATAGAAAGAATTACGTGTGCGATTTGTGCTTTCTTAATAGAACCACCCATTTGGTCTCCCGTTACAACTTCTGATGAAATTGATTCACGATTACCTTGTGTTGCTGTCCATATTGCCATATCAAATTCACCTGACATCGCTTCTAAACTTCTCATAACAGAACCTTCACCTTTCCATTCTTCCCCGTTTGTTGATTTTTCTGAAGATACACAATCAATGTAATCAATAATCAATAAATCTATTTTAAAACCATCAGAATTCAATTTTCTAACTTTCGATTTTATATCTGAAATTGTAACATTGTCACTAGCTAATTTTAATAATCTTAAATTACCTTTTGATTTTTCTTGTATTTCTTCAACCTTCTTTTTAACTATATCTTTAAATTCTGGTTGTTCGTCCGCTGTAATGTCTGTCCAAATTGTATAGTGTTTTCTCTTAATGTTACCAGGATTATCTTCAAAAAATATTTGAAGTACGTTAAAGTCTAAATTATATGCTGTGTTTGCAAATTTGGTTAATAGAGTAGTTTTACCTGTACCGGTTGGTGCAAGTACTATTCCTAATTCACCTCTACCTAATCCACCCTTAAGAACTTTATCTACCCCAACAATTCCTGTTGCAATTGGTAGACGATAATCACTTTCTAACGCCTCATCTATATTATGAAAAACGTCGGTTGCATCATCATTACTAATACCAACTTGTAGTGCCTTTTGAATAATTTCTTCAATTTTACTATAAGATTCAAACTCACCGCTTTCAATAATATTTTGTACACTCTTAAGTTCTCTTTTTAAATTTTGTTGTTTACAAAAATTAAGTGCAGTGTCTTTAATATATTCAGTTTGACCTTCTCCTTCACTTATAGTGGTTAATGTGTCTAAGTGTACTTTGGAGGAATCTCGGTTACCTCCTTCGGCCATGATTTTTTGTGCTAACGTATCGTAATTAGGTATTTTATTATAAGTTTTGTACAATTCCTTTGTATTTTCCATAATAAATCTAAATGAATTATTATCAAAAAACTTAGCCTCGATTACATCTATAATTGTTTCTCCGTACTTCTTGTCCTCAATTATTGCCTTTATTAGTGATTGTTGGAATGTAAATCCCAAATACCCAAAATTCCTTTCTTCCATGTTATGTTTTATTATATATTAAAAATTATAGTTCGTAGTTTAGATAAGTTGTTTCCAATTCTTCAGATGATAAAATGTCAGTTAAGTCTGACAAAATACGCTTAAGTTGTGGACGAATATCAACCGTATACCTAACCTTTGGATGGTAATAATATGCGGGGAATATCCTTTGAATAAATACATCGTCATTCAACTTAATGACCAATAAAAAATGTTCCCTGTCCTTCTCTGGAGCATCTTCCACATAGTCAGAAGATAGGAAATAATTTTGATTCTCACACAAATAATCGGAACTTTTTATTTTCAAATCCTCCGCAATATCTTCACAAATATTTCTTATATAATAATGTAAATCCATAGAACGTTTGGATTGTTCAACGTGGTCCTTCACATTGAAGAATCGTTGGCAGATTATATTTCCTTCTAATGTTAAAAGAAATTCAAATTTTGTGATGTCAAGTTGTTGGTTAATCATAGATTTTTACTTTAATTTTTTTTTTATTTTTTTCTTTTCTAGTTAATCTAAGGAAGGGGTTTAAAAATTTTGTCCACATGTCTTCTGATTTTGGTAACATATTGAACAATCCGTCTTCCATCATCATTCTCATAGTATTTTTATAAGACCTTCCTTCCGGGTCTAAATTTTCACTTATTAGTTGACTGATATTCTCTTTAGCCTCGTCGGTTAAAAATGGTTCGTCTAAACTTACAATTCGATTGTTTACATCAAAGAACTCTTCACCGAATACACCATACTTGGTGACTCCCGTCAATAAATTTGCTATTAACTTATTGTGTTTATCTTGTTCAAACAAAATATTAGATTTTTCTTTTATTTGTTCAATAGTTAAACGTTCAGTTTTAATTTCAGGAAATAGTGATAAAAACCTTTTTATTCCCATTCCTTTAATTCCCGCAATGTTATCTGATGAATCACCACATATCATTTTAACCAAACGAACATTATCTATTAAGATTTCTTCGTGGTCGTACACAATTGTGTCATTTTTTTTGTAAATTTTTCCGTGTGATGGATTGTAAATTTGTGTGGTTTCTGAAACTAACTGAGTTAAATCTCCATCTGAAGAATAAATTATTTTGTTTTCGTCAGGTGAATTTTGAGTATAGTAAGCGATGTTATCATCAGACTCACAATACTCATATTCTCCCTGTCTTACAAATAACTCCTCAAGATATTGTTTTACTCTATCTCTTTGGTGGTTATAGGAATTTAATTCTTCTTCGCTTCTAATTCTTTGTCTTCTATTTTCCTTGTAATGGATATAGATTTTCCTTCTGGTTTGTGAACCTTCTAATCCGTCCCAAAAAACAACAATCTTATCTAAATGGTATGTCTCAAATGATCTTCTAAGAGTATTGAGAAAATGATAAATTCCTCCAATATGTGCTCCCTTATGAAAGGCATTCTTAACACCATAAAAACCAATCGTGAGTAAATTGTCTCCATCAACAAGTAATACCGACATTTAAAATTAATTATAGATCACTCTCTTCTGTTACAACTTCTACGTCTGCGATGTCTGTAACATTAACACCTAACATCTTACTGATGTAATCACCACTTTCTTTTTTATACTCTTCGATAGATTTCTTCTCTTCAGCGTCTTCTCTACCTGGCATAAATCCGTGCGATGTAACCAAGATACGTCCATCCTCATATCCTAAACCATTGATGTGGTTTTTCATAATTGAGATTTTTGTTCTTGTTGCTATTTTAACTTTTCTCTTATCTTTTGTGATTGAGATTTTTGTTGTTCCTGCTCCTTTTTGATTACCAAATAAGAATACAATACTTGAGTTTAACCAAATTGCTTCTCCACCTTTTGCCTTAATCTTTGGTTGTCCAAAAGGATTGTCAGGTAATTCTACCCAAGGTTGGTTAACAATTAATAATGTATTTGTATAAGGTTT